ATTAAATCGCCTCTTATTTGTTCTGCTTGCCTGTAAATACTATTTTCTACCGCATCTTTACCTATCGGAACGGTTGCCATTGTTGCGCCACCTTTAGCAAGGTTAGTTGTTTTAGCATTCAACTTTTTACCTAACATTTCTGTGAAGTTTTCTTTTGCGCCAGAACCTCTAGCTACAGAATCACCTATTGTTCCAATTGTTTTGATTTCTTTTATGCTAGATTTTCCTGTGAAGTCGTGAATGATAGTCCCATCTGCTGTAGTTACCGGCTTTTCTTTTGTATTGTCTTGTTTATCTTCAATCAATTCTATTTTACTAGATAGCCCAAGTGTCGCTTTAGCTATAGCTACAACTTTTGACTTTAAATTTTCAGCTGCTTTACTAGGATTAGAGATATTCACATCATTAAGACCAGAAACATAATTAGCTGCAGTATTAACTTTCTTCATATATCGTTGTTCCCTCGTGAAATCACCTAATACAACATCTTGGCTAACAATGACATTATTAATGTCTCGTACTGTTTTGATTTCGACAATACGCACTAAATCGTTCAACCCTAAAATAGAAGACTTTATTTGCACAATGTCACCAGGCTGTGGATCTGCTTCCGGATAATCTTTTCTAAGCACCAAGAAGTCTAACGATAATGATTGTTTTAAAGATTTCTTTAATCTTGATTGCAATTCTCTATCCATCGCTTCTTGATCACGAATCCTACCATCTTTAAATGGTTCAGCGTGAATGTCTCCGTATATATCTGCTAAAGCGCTTCTAGCTTCCATCACAAGACCTGCTTGTTGATAGGTTTCTTCACCTGTATAGTTGCCAAACCCTTTTATAAGCGTCGCAAATCCGCTAGCATCTTCTTCAAGTTTTATAGCATTCGCATTTATCTCATCAGAAATAAAATAAGCCGCCTTTTGATTAACAAAAGGTGTCAGAATGAATTTGTATCTGCCTTTCTCTTTGTCATATGAGATTCTATACTCTAAGCCGTAATGTTCTAATCCTTTCTTGAACATCTCTAAGCGTGTATCACCTTCGCCACCATTTTCAAACCTTGACGATTTGACCTTGCCATCAAGTTCAAAAATCATACCCGTACCTTGAAATACAATATTAAAATACCTTTCAGCAGTAAAAGAACCTGTTACGTTGACGTATATTCTGTCTATCATCAATTTATCTATTGGCATCTCTCGAGCTGTACACTCAACTAATTGCCTGTCATCTTCAGTCTTCCTATCAATAATAGTTAAGACATACTCTTTTTTATCTGAATTACCCTCAACACGGCTAACAATCCACCTTTTACCGATAGCGTTAATGACTTCGTATGTGTATTCGTTTTCTACAATATCGAATCTTAATATACCGTCTGCGTTAACCTTTTTGATTAGCGTTGTTTCAACGGGTATAGACGTACCGTTGCCTTTAGGCGGTTTAACAGTTATTGTCATCCTTTCACCTACTTATAATAAAATCTCATATCAAATTGCACCTTCCGTACTACTTGATTAAATTCAAACTTATTAGCGCCACTTTTAAACTTAGGTTGAACTACGTTTGTTTCAGCACTTATTTCAATACCATTTTTATATACTCTAAAACCATTGTATATAATCTTGTCACCAGCTTTTAGATTTATACCTTCGATTTTCAACACTTCCGTATGCGTTAAATTCCACGCAAACATTTTAGTATCTTCCCCTAAAATAATAGTTATCTTCTTATACATGTTGAACTGGTCATTAGGTGCGCTACCGTGATAATATACGGTACCTTTGTTAATATTTTCAAACGTATACTTACGTTTGTCTCCGCCGGCATGCCAATCGATATTAAAATCGAATGACCATAAACCAGTTTTACTGTTGTCTTCTAAATCTAAGCTAGTCCCAATACTTTCACCAAACGGGAGTTCTGTTGTTTCAAATTTTAGCTCAAAAGACACTTTGTTTCCTGTTTGTTTCGGATTTATTACGCCGTTAAAAATCACTTTATACTGTTTGCCGTTTACATATATCGGCTTATCGTGAATGGAATACTCATAATCAGGGAAGCTGTTTTTATCTAACTTCACATAATCGTCTGAGGTAGGTTGAGTAAACCTGTAATTCAGTTCTTCTTTTCTTCTTATTTCTCTTAGATACATAGGCTCTATATCTGTTGTTAATGCATATAATAAATCTCTAAAATAAGGAACATCTGAACGGTTTTTTGCTACACAAAAACAAGGAACAACTATATCTCTACTGATATAATTGCTCCCTGTAAAAATGCGTCCGTTCATATTTTCTTTTTCTTGATATTTGGTGTTGATTTGCATACTGTCCACGATTACATCATTAACGATAAACCCGTATTCGCTCAATTTGATTACAGCGCCATCTTTTTTAGTTAATTCTATGTCCATTTGTAACCTCCCTATAAGTAATACTCAGAGTTGCGTTTCGCGTTTTTACCGTTAACAATACTAGTAAGCGCATCATTGTTGATATCAAATTCAAGTTTAACAGTCTTCATGTTTGGCGATGTTTCAATAGAATGCGTGTGTTGCACCTGCGCATTAATGTTACCGCCTAAACTTTTTAAGTTTCCTGTAATGCTAGAAATGTCCGGTGCGTTTAAAGTTGGATTGAATGCGTCCGCAACCTTGTCAGCAACTTTTGAAATATTACGTATTACCTTGCTTGAATGGTTGTCTATACCTTTAACAAAACCAAGCATTGAGTACATACCAACATCCATGAATTCACGCGAAGGTGAGTGAATGCCTAATGCGCTTTTAGCTGCGTCTAAAGCTTTCTTGGCAACATTCTTAGCTGCATTAATCAATTTGCCGGCCATTTTACCAATACCTCTAATTAATCCGCTGATCATATCTGCACCAGCTGAAACAAAGTCGTTCACGAAGCTTTTAACTTTATTAACAGCATTTCTCATCCCTTCACTGACTTTACTAACCACTCTGACAAAACCTTCTATTACTTTGTTGATAAAGTTAGTCATTGTGTTCCAGATAGATGTAACCCACTGTGTCCCTGTCGTAACTATGAAGTTCCACGCTTGAGACATCTTCTGACTAATAGTAGATACTATTTGTGTGAAAACACTTGATATTTTATTCCAGATACGAGATAAAACACCTGATAAGAAACCCCAAATCGTATTCCAAATATTGGAAATAAAACTCCAAGCTATTTGTAAAGCTGATGATATTGCGCTAGTAATGGCATTCCAAACCGTTGTAGCAACCGATACAATGGTGTTCCATAAATTCTGCAAGAAAGACCATATCGTCGTCCAAATTGTAAGCATTGTGTTCCAGATTGCTGTGACAACTGTTGTAATAACAGCAACTAGTATATTCCATACTGTTGTAGCTATTGTAACAATCATGTTCCAAATCGTACTTAAGAAAGTCAATATAGCATTCCATATTGTCATCAACGTACTTAAAATAGTCGAGACTACGGTTACTATAACGGTTAAAATAGCGTTCCAAACTACTGAAGCCAGCGCTTTTAAAACGTTCCATACATTAACCATAAACGCCTTGATAGCATTCCAAATGCTTATAACAGCATTTCTGAATCCTTCGTTCTTTTTCCACAATAATACAAATATAGCTATCAATGCCGCAATTACAGCAATTACTATTGTGATAGGACCGCCTAAAATCCCAAACAGAGACACTAAGCCCATAATCGCATTTCTAATCAATCCAATCTTACCAAACAGTAAATTGAATATAACCGATATGATTTTTAATGGTCCTTTTAAAAGGGTGAATGCACCCTTTAATAATGTCATTGCTCTACTTAATAATAAAGCCCCTGTTTTAACTAAACCAAACCTAGCTACTAAAGCAACTAATCTAGTTACTAATGGTCCTAAAAAGTTCATTACTGCTAGTATCGGTGCAATTAAAAACCTAAATGCGCCTACTAAAGTGATAATACTACCTACTAATTGTGCTGTGGCTGGGTGTGCTTCAAACAGGTTAGCTATCCAACCAGTTATTGCAACCGCAACGCGTAATACCGCGCTAGCTATAGGAGCCATTGCAGTACCGAATGCAACCAACCCTCTAATAATATTACCGATTAAATCCATAATTAAAGGTCCGTTCGTTTGAATGTAACTCACAAAATCTTTAAATCCTTGTGATTGTCCAACAGATTCTGACCATTCTTTAAATTTAGTAGTCATCTGTTCGAGAGACTGAAAGAGTCCAGTTGATGATCCACTGAATGCATTCATCAGGTTATTAATTCCGGAAAAAACATTTTTAAAGATATTACCAATAATAGGCAAATTCGTTTTAGTATATTCGATAAATCGTGTTATTGAATTTTGTCCTGATGCACTGTCTGCCCATTTAGAGAAAGATTGACCTAATCTATCCAACCAATCGGCTGACCATTGGAACAACGGTGCTAATTGCGTGAATACATTGACCAGTCCATCACCAAACCCACCAGCAGCACTTAACAACTTATTGAATACTGAAACGCCTGTTGTATTCATCATGTCAAAGAACCTTGAGGCTACACCGCTATTTTGAGCCCATTTAAGCACGCTTTGTGAAGCTTCTTCCATTCCTTTGGATATTCCACCAAAGAACGGTTCTAGCTTTTGCATAGCCGTTTTAATTGTGTTCAGTCCGTTTGCTAAGCTCGTGAATATTTCTGACTGATTTTGTTTTATAATATCAGTCCATGCAGATTTTACACCGTCTAACGCTTTTTTATACTCATTTGTAGCTGACGTCGCTTGTAAAGTTCCGTCATTCAGCATTTTTATAGCACTTATTGCCATTGCACCAAATGCAACAAAGCCAGCGCCCGCTACTGCTACGGCACCACCTAAAGCAAGCACGCCACCAGTTAAAGCTTTAATAGCATTCAGCAATGCAAACATGACTGGTACAAGACTAGCAATTACCGGTATTAAGATGCTAAAAGAAGACATCAACAAACCCCTTACCATGTTAGAACCTACAGTCCCAAACACACGGAACATATTAGCTAGATCTTCCATTTGTTTTTGGAAATTATCGTTTGCTTTTGTTATGTAGGCGTAAGCTCGTTTCAAACCGTTTGTGTTAACGTTTAATTTAGTCGTCTTTTTCTTAGGTATCGCAGCTAAAACCTTTCTATACAAACCAACAACGAACAGAGAAGACCCTGTATCAACGTCAAGTCGCGTTCTAGTTTTATTGGGAATGCTTTTTAACTCTGCTTTAGTACGTTTGATGTTCGCATTAGCCACACTGTTATCCACTTTTAAAACAGCTTCAACCTTTGACCGATTCAGTGACTCTAAATTAGCTTTTGATACTTTTAGAACGCGCTTAAGTTTACTGTTGTCAGCGTTAACCTCGATGTTTACACGTTTTCTTTCTAAACCAACTAGTTTAGTTTCCATTTCGACTATGTCTTTCAGTAACTTCTGCTTTTCTAACTTAACCTTTGGCGAAGCTTCCTTAGAGTCTAAACGTTCTAATTCAAAACTAGCTTCTAGGACCTTTTGTTGTAGATCGTCTATTTTCGCATCTAAATTAGCTTTAACATTTTTGTTGCTAAACGTGTCCAACGCTTTTTTAGATACTTTTAGCGTTTTTCTTAGCTTCTTATTGTCCGCACCTAATTTAACATCTTTTATCTTATCTGTTACCCGTTTGAATCTTTGTACAGACTTTATAGCTGTATCCATTTGACGCTTAAATTTAGAAACACTAGCCTCAATTTTCGCTTTGACTTTATACTCCGTCACATTAACACCTCTCTTTCTGTCATTTATTGAACTCAGCTAAGACTTTAAAGAACTCGTAATTTTGCGGCTCATATTCATCACGCTCACTACTAAATCTTATATCTTTACCTTCGTTGAGTCGTTGTATGTTTTCTTCATACGGCAAAACATCATTTGCGTTATTAAAAACGTACTTTTCTTCAGGTTTATCTTTAGTACCAACATTTTTAGTAGCAGCAGCGTCACGAATAGCAAAAGCAAGTTTATATCGTTCAAATTCTTGCGTTAACATTTCGTACTCTTTCGCGTACATTCGATAGTTGTACTCTGTTAAAGTCATTTGCTCAATAACGTTCAAATCCGTTATACCAAGCGTAGACATGCAAGTAATTACAATTCTGTCATATGTTACTACGCTTCCGTCTGAGTCTCTTCTTCTGCTACTTCTACTAGGTTTCGGGTCATAGCACGCTTTCCCAACTCCTCGAGAACGTTTGAGCCGAACTCTTCTAATCCGATGTTTTCAGCAATTTCATCTAAAGCATCATCAATATTTTTCATTGTGATAGCTTTCTTTTTAAGGTGTGATGTCGCAGCAATTAAAACCTCACCAATCACAACAGGGTTACCGCTTTCTAGTCCCATAGGTAACAACGAAACACCTTGACCGATTGAAGCCTCTTCAAGCTTTAAACCTAATCTATTATCGATTTCTCTTAAAAATTTAAATCCAAAACTCAATTCTAATGATTTTCCGTTAATTTCAATGTTCATACTTTATAAACTCCATTCTTGATTAATTTATACAAAGCAAAAGGGCTTTACGCCCCTTCGTTACACGGTTTCTAATTCTTCAGAAGAACCATCAACTTTAGGTTGAGGAATTGCTTTTATTTCCTCATCTGTTAACGCATCTTCTTTTGTTGTATCGTGGAATCTATAGCCCGCAGCTTTTAGTTTTTCTGTAACTTTTTTAGGTAATGTCGCAAAGCCGCGTTGGAATCGCCCGTTAATACCATACTCGTATTCGTATTCATCGACACCGTCAGCTTCACCTTTTAGCTCAAACTTGTTGTGAAAGCCCTGGAAGTATTTCGCTTTGAATTTAGTCGCATTCTCATTAGTTCCTGGTATCCTACTTTCAATTTCCCATGCTTCGTATAACACACGGTCTACAACCGCATCTTCGATTTCATCAGCAAAACCATCGTTATATGACATCTTAGCAGTACCAGACATTGTAGACTCAACCGAACCGCCTGTGTTATAAGAACCGTCCATTGTTTTCTCCGAATCCGTATCAGCTTCATGTGACAATCCATATTCTGTTAAAAATAACATCTTTGTGGCATCTACTTTTTCACCAGCTTTTCTAAACAGAACGATACGATCATTACTATCTTTCATTTTGCTCATTAAATGTTCCTCCATTTTCAATAAGTTTTATAAACAATCGTTATTGACGTGTGTAGTAGCTCTTGACCAGTAGTTTTATCAACTAACTGTGTGATATTGACTTCATCCTCTTTAAATTCAAACAAGTCTGTATCAACACCTGGTGTTAAATCATCAACACACCTTTGAACTAGCTGGTCATGCTTTCCTAAATCGCCTCCAATACCCCAAACATCAATAACTAAATTAGTGTTTCCGGAATAACTATCAAACGTATACTTACGCCTAACTGATTCCGGCATTTTTATTACAAAAAAAGGATACGGAACTTCTTGTTGCATCTCTTTACGAGAAACAACAGGAAAACCATATCCTTGTAGCGTTTCAAACGCTTTGTTATAAAGTTGTAAGTTTGGTGTCATTAAATACACCCCTAATTAAACAAGATTTTTATTTCTTCAATTGTAGATTTGCTAATCACTTCATATACTGGCCACATGAACGGTTCAGCCTCCATGTAGCGCGTACCAAATTCTAAGAATCCGCTATAAGCTGCATGCGATGTGATGGTGTACTGTAAGTCTCCGGTCTTTTCAAACCTGATGTTACGCGATAGATTACCAGTCCAATACCCTTTGTTCATCACTTCTCTAGCTTTTAGTTTAGCTCTTACTACATATTCTTTGGCTTTTTCTTGTAAAACACCGTCCACATCATCTTCAACGTTGTTCTTCATGTCATGAAATTGGTTTAATAATGCTTCCAGACCGTCAACTTTCATTAATTCACCTCTTCAATAAAATATGACGTTTCGTGTCTATAAGAGCGTGTGTCAACTATCTTATAGCGAACACCGCGTACTATTACATGGCTAACAGCATAAGATAGCGCCCCCTTAACCCTTAAGACACTAACGTCATTTTCTACATCGCCAAACTCGAGGTGTTTTCTAGCTCTTGAAATAGGATTAATGTTACATGGTATTTCTTCGTAAGTGGTCAAACGTTTTTCTTTTTTGCTAGTTTTAGGGTTATATACGCCGCCTTGTTCTAATTGAAACACAACTCTGTCATCATATCTCAAAAGAATTTCGCCTTACCTTTTTGTTTTCTAACCCTCGCATTAAAGAAATTATCTATAATCCCCTCGTATTCTTTGAAATCGTTCAATTCATACGAGTTACTTCGACCATCTACAGACTCTGATGTCATACCTTCGGCACCGATTCTGTTATAACGTTTGACTGCCACTTCTTTAATCATGTAACTAAACCTATCTGGAATTTGTTCAACTTCAATCGGCATCATAGACAATAATTGACTTTCACAACTTCTTATTATCTCAAGTAATTGTTCATCTTGTTTGTCGTCTTTAAGGCCTATGCGCTTTTTCACATCATCTAAAGTAGCCATATTCTCACCTACACTAAGCTTTCAAAAACTTCTAAAATTTCAGTTTTAGTTTGCTTTTCGCTAACTTCCAAATCTGCAACTTGAGCTATTTCAATAAGTTCCTTTTTTGTCAATTTGTCATTGACTATATAGATGAACTGTTTTCCGCGTTGGTTTTCTCCGCTTTCTAAGGCATTGATGCGCTCTTCTGTAGGTTCATAACCTTTTCGAGGATAGACATGCCCTTTCAGATAAGCATGTCTATTGTCCTCTAAATCTGCAAAGCTTGTTTTAACAATTCCTATGATTTTAGACATATTTTCACCTCTAAGTTATCTATTACACCGTCTCAATATCGTTTACCGGTTTTGCTGCGGCGCCTGCTTCCAATTTGGCAAAAGCTTTATCATCAGCAATGTGTAACGCTACATGCATAGTTGCACGCAATGCTACCATGTCTTGCTCGAATAAGTTTACAGGCGTACCGTCTTCATTTTTAACCGTAGACAATTGCGCTGTTTCATCGATTTTGTACTCGATTACTTGAGGAATACCATAAATCAACTTATCGAAGTCACCGGCGATTAATTCACCACGTTTTAGATGGCTTGACTTAAGGTTGACGACAGGTAAACCATCTAACGAATCACTGTTACGGTCATAAATACGTTCTTTCGTTTCAGGATCTACAATTTTACGCAATAAGCTTCTGTTTTGTGTTTTAGAGATAAACGCATTCGCTTCTAATTCGTCATCTTCAAGTAATGCTTCTAAATCAATAATATTATCTTGCGTGAAGTCACCTTTGATAATTTTGTTTGTTTTTTCAATCGATTGAATAATTGATTTGTTGAAAGGATTGTTACCTTGATTTAAAATACCTGCTTCGTCAAACTTTTTATAGAAAGCTTCAGCAATCATAGGCTTCATTTCTTCAAAGAATTGTGAATAAGTGTAATTCAAGAATTCTTTTGTTACAGGTAGGATAACACCTAATTTAAACGCTCTCATTGTAGCGTTAACCCATGTAGCCTTAGACGTTTCAATTTTTTGACCCTCACCTACCCAGTAAGCGCCTGGTTTGTCAGCCCAGAAAGTGAACTTTTTCTCAGTACCTTCCATAGGTTCATATCTACCTAATTGCATGATTTTAGAATTTTCCATAACCTCTTGTAAGATAGGTTTTGTGAAATCGTCTAATAATGTGCCGTCTTTCTTTTCATGCATCATTACGTTATCTGGATTAAACGTTTGCGGCTTAACATTATCACTTGCAAAGTGTTGTAAGTTTAATTTTAATTTTTGAACTTGTTCCATTAAAATACCTCCGTTAATTTTTAATAACTCTTGCTTGTCGTGCTATTTCAGCTAAGTTCATTGATTCGTTTTTAGTTTTGTGAGTGAATGAATCTCCACCAGTCACTGCCGATTGTCTAGCGTTAACCTTCACTGCTTCGTTAACTGCCTTTTTAAGCGCATTAGCGAACGTTTCGACGTTTACCTTAGTTTGCTCAGCGGTGTCTGTTACAACTAAATTAACGACCTCATCTGATGAATCAACTTCTGATTCACTTAGCATTTTCCGTGCTTCTGAACGCATTTCATTTAATTGTTTTTCTGAGCGTAATTGCTCCAGCTCTTTTTCCATTTTTTCGCGTTCATATTCATCTTTTTGATCCTTGTTCATTTTCGCTAATTTAACAGCTTCTTTAGCAGCCTCTGCTGCTTTTTCTTTTGCATACTCATCAGCTTTTTTCTTTTCGTGAGCTACACGACGTTCAAGGATTTCATCAACTTTCTTTTGTTGCTCTGGCGTGAAAGTTATTTCAGTGCCTTCGTCATTTTCTTTTTTATCAGGATTCCCTTTTTTACCATCTCCACCTGGTTCGTCCGGCTCAACTGATTGGTCTGCAAAAAATTGCAAATTAAACTTAAGTTTATTTTCTTCCATGAGATATACCTCCATTTATAGTCTGTCGACTGTTTTTCCATGCGTGCTTTTTATGTCATCAGCACGTTTTGGACATAAAAAATAGCCAACACAATTAAGTGCTAGCTATTAAAAGAGTGGTTCGTTATATTTCGATTTTTCTTTGTTGGCTAATACTGCCGACCTTACACCGTCTAAGTTCGCATCAACAATAACTGTTTCGTTTTGCTTTTGTAACTCTTTACGTATACCTTTTAACTCTCTTGCTATGTCTCTAAGGTATTTGTCAGTATTACTCATATTAGTATCCTCCAAACATTTAATTTACTGTCATACAAAACTAACTTGCCTTTAAAAAACTTTACTTTTAAATCAATCACCGCTTTTCACTTTCCCTCCGAAGTATTTTGTTTTTCGTTTCTTGTTTGGTTTTTTCGGCCACATAGATTTAGGTAGTAAAGCGCAATCTGAACGACAATTGATATGCATAGGGTAGAAATTAACACCAATTTTAGCATCTTTAACTTTAAATACTTTTCCATTAAGACCCTTGCATACTTTAGTTGTTCTATTATCTATTTTGGCAATATACATGTAATAGCCTTCGGGCGATATTTCTTTCATACTGTCAACACTTGATTGTGCGTGCACTCGTGCTGACTCTGTATAAAGCAACGATTTAATCGCCGCAGTCTTTTGTCTGGCGGTAGCTTCAAATTTGTTTAGATGTTTACGCATGTCTTTAACATATTCATTAGGATGTCGACCTCTAATGGCTACGTTAGATATTATTTCTTCAACTTCTTGTTTCATCGCTTCGGAATTAGTCCACAAGCGCTCCGACCAAACAACACCATGAAATTGTGTATCAACAATTGTATCTATAACTTCTTTAGCTACTTGTACACCTTCACCTAAAATACCTGCTTGATCACTGAACACACGATAAGCTGTTGATTCGAAGTATTGCCTCATCGATAATTCTGTTTGAGCTGTTGCATAAGCGATTAAGAATTCGATTTGAATCTTTAACATCTGTTCTCTAGATACATACATTTTCGTGTTATACTTCTTTAATTCTTCATTTGCTCTTTCGCTAAAGTCTTTGTTTTCGACCAATCTTTTTGCTTCTTCTTGAAACGCTTTTACATCGAACTCATCAATAATCTTTTGTGCTTCTTTCAATGTAACACCTGCGAAATCTCCGTACTTAACAATAAACGCATTGATTTCTTTTTCAATGCGTTTAATCATCATATTTAATATACGTTCTATTTCTTGAGCTTTAGTTTTATCACGTTTCAGTTCATTCTCAATTGCTTTACGTCCGCGTTCTTCCCAATATTCTTGAGTGTTTTTGTTAGGCAATTACAATCATTCCTTTTTATCAACAGAATCTTTTGTGTTATTGTCTTGTTCATCGTCATTGATGTCTCTAGGGTCTTGATATATATTCTTTTCTTCTTTTTTTATCGCTTTCTTTTCATCTTCTTGAATTTTTTTAACTTCCAATTCAGGGTCTTGGAAGAATGAGAATAGCGACATTAAAGTTGTTTGACTAATTTTGCCACCTGAATTAATATACGCCGTCAATTCTTCAATCAATGACTTAGGCAAGTTTCTGTTATACACGTACCTAACAGTATTGAAGTCTTTACTAGCGTCAATTGAACGCGTGTTTTTAAGTATCGTCTCTAACAACTTGGCACGACGTCTTAATCCTTTGGTGAACAATCCTTCTTTGGTTTTAGTACGTTGTTCTAATCCGAATAATTTGTATTTCATTGCCTCACCTGAAGTCGTGCCGCTAAAATTATCATCTTTCATGTTAGGCGTATTGGTAAACATGTGTATATCACTGTTTAAACGGTCTTTATAAGCTTCTGTACCTTGCACATCGTATTGTTTATAAATATAACCGCCATCAACAGCTCCTTCTGTTTCAATGCCTGTATCCCTATTTTCATAAACGGTTGGCTCTAAAAATAACACGTTAGCTTCTTTTTGTTTTTTCACTTCATCTGGATCTAATGATAAGTTACCTTTAATCAATAACATAGCATCATTTAAATCACTCATATAGTTAGCTGTATCCGATTCAGCGTTATCATACAAATCAATCAAAGTGATTACTTTCTCATAATCTCCTTTTCTTCTTTCGTTATTACTAAACTCTGTAATCGGCATACGTTCAAATGCGTGTGATTCAAAACTGTTGTCTCGTGGTGTTAACTTCCACCCTGCTGTCCTACTAGTAAGGTACTTGTACACCCCGTGAGAAGTGAATAAATCAACAGTGAACACTTCATCTTCATCTGTCTTGTCTATCGGTTTAGACCTTAAATATCTAACACCCGCAATACTGTTACGCTCAACCGTGTTGTCATATATGATAAAAGTACTCATTGCATCAATCTTATACAAACGAGTTTCATCATCTTGGTTTCTAATCATCAACTCATAAGCTTTACCGTAAATCGATAAGTCTAATCCTAAAGATCTATTGTGCGACTCAACATCATTCAAATCATTGAACGCTTCAATAGCTTCTAATACATCTTTGTCATCATCTTGGTATTGAATGGGATTACCCAAGAAGTAACCGTTGCTAAAATCGCTTATATAAGCGGCATAATCATGTGCTGCTCGATTGTCGGCCATGTATTCCTCTTTACGTCGTGAAGGTCCTACTAAGTTTTTGGTTTTGCCTTCGTAATAATCACTCAATATCTTTAATCTAGGCCGTTGATAATCCATATGATGTGCGATATATTTGCTTAATTCATCTAAGTTTTGTAACATCTCTGTTTCAGTACCATCAAATGTATAAACCAAGTTAGCTTCATGAGCGTACAAATGGTGACGGTTCTCTCTTATATCGCTGGCTGTTTCAAATTCATTTACCTTTAACATTTGTTCACCTCCTATAGTCCTAATGCTTTAATAGCTTTCATTTTTGTAGATGTTTTACTTTTCTTTCCGTTCGGTCTATAAAAACGTTCAATACTATAGCGTAACGAATCGATGCAATGGTTGTAAGTATCTACTGGTTCATTGGTATATTCACCTGTATCTTTATCTTTTTGCCATGTGTAGTTGTCAAACTCTTCAATAGTCTTGAAACAACGTTCGTCAACGATGATTTCGAATTGCATTAAGAATTGTAACCCTTGTACAACCGACCCCTTTCCTTTTTTGGTTGGTAAAATTCTTTTAAGTCCTAGATTTCTTAATTCAGCTATACTTTTTTGTTCTGCACTATCTGCTGTAATTTCTTCTTTAGCATAACCAAGTTGCTTTATGACATTAGCTATTTCATCGTTCAACATACCTTGCTTAACATATTCTTCAATGATATATAGTCTCTTATTCTTTACATCTATTTTAGAATGTATAAAAGCACTAGGATCATTAACATAACCAAAGTCCAATCCAAAATAAGAAGGTAAATGTCTTAGTTCATCTTTATTTATTAAACGTTTTTCATACTTAGGAAAAACTAATTTGTCTAGTGTAGCAAACTCACCTAACGCATAGATTTTGTAATATGCTGGATTTCGATTTGCTAACAACTCCAAGTTTTGGCGTGTCATTTCATCAAGAAACTTATTATCTTTATAACTAGATTGTCTAATCATGACATTTTCCATTGGTTCGCCATGCTCAAAGAAATACTTATAAACCCAATTCAGTTTAGATACTGGGTTAAACATTAGAAAAATTTGTTTATTCACGTGTTTACGCTCCCTCAAACGCAACGTTAATTGCGTGTAATCATTTAGTGTGAATTCAGACGCTTCTTCCATGACTATGTCCGAAATGCCTTTAATCGACTTTATTTTCTCTGGGTTATCTAATCCTTTAAACAAAAAGACTGCGCCGTTCGGTAACTCGACTTTGTTATCAGTCTTATTCCAAAGGCACATGTCCCAAATACCGAAGTTTATCAAACAATCTTTGACATCTTCGAATAAACTATCTTTAATTGTTGATTGGACTTTTCTAAGCCATAGTATACGTCTAGGATATTTCCAATCTTTCAATGCTTTGAGTACAACTTTTTGTATAACCCCGTGAGACTTACCACTTGAACCGCCACCGTAATGAACTTCGGTGAAGTTATCGTAATTAAAAATTATCTCAAATATATTGCGATTAAATACTTTGTTAGGTTTGCTAAAATTCAATTTAACTTTCGTCATCGTACTCACCTATATTAATCTCGAAATTCTTATGCGTAATTTCTTTCTTATCGATATACGCACCATGAACTTTTAGTATGTGGTCAATTGATCTTTGGCGTTCTTCAAATGTTGGCGTGATTGTGTAAGTAACCTCTTTTTCCACTTCATCGTTTAAATGGTCATACCTCTTACTGTATACTTCTTGAGGTTCTCCTCTAGCAATAGAAGCAGATAACGCTAAAGCTTCTGTAATACTCATTAAACGCTCTTCTTGTATCTGTTCTAAGCGTTCTTTAATATATTCCGAAACATTAACATTTCTTAACAAGCGACTTGCTAAAGACTCAGCTGTTTTCTTACTATAACCCGCTGAAATTGCCGCTTTTTTACCATTACATCCATTCATTATATATTCATCGGCGAACTTCTTTTGTTTCTCATTCATTTCATGTACCACCCACTTTACGTTAATTACTCTAGTTATTTTAAATATAAAAAGTGCCCCTACATCTTGGGTAGGAGCTACGTTCAATAATATACAATTTA